CCACAATCAAATATATAATCTTGTTGTCGTAGAATACTTCTAATAATATTTAAATAAGGACGCTTACATTCAAAATTTGGTTTGAAAGAAGAAATAGTAGAACAAGCAAAATATTTTTGTATTTCCTTCTTCAACTCTAATATTTTATTTTGTTTTTCTACATCTTCATCTAATTCACAAAGTAAAATAGTATTATCTTCTTTTAAATCTAAAATGGTAATAATTTTATTACATATTTCTTCTCTTTCTGTTTGGTATTTTTCACTTAATTTAATCCTCATTATATAAAATTAAGTAAGATGTTTTTATTACATTTTTGTCTCATTTTTCTTTCCGGTCGGTGTAATTCATGAAATAGATCATAAAAAAAAGAAACAGTTTACAGAAGAAATTAAAAAACTATTTCCAAATTTAATAGTAAGTTCAAATTATAAAAAATATAGAGGTTTACTACTTGTTTCTAAGACTAACTATAATGATAGAAAAGATATTTCATCAGAAGAGTTGATCAAAATTAAAGGTAATCTATGTTACAAAGATTATAATAATATTAGTGATGATGATTATGTTTACGAGATGTCGATTAACGTTGATATTAATTATCCTAAATATCCTGGACCATCAGTAGTATTATTTAGAAATAAATGTAAAGATGAATCGATTAAATCAGAATTTGAAGATATAGCAAATCAAGCAAACGAGGCATTTAAAAAAGAAGAATATAAAGAAATATTAAAGGGTTTTACAATAAATAAAGTCTATGTATCAAATTATTTAAATATACCTACACAAGCAATAATAAATAAATTAGTAAAAAATGAAAAATTAGATGAAAATATTACTTCTGAAATTATGAATATTTTGTACAATCTCGAATTTACTATAGAGTTTCAAAATTTTTTTGAACAAAATTTTCAATATAATAATCCAATACACAAAGGTATTTTATTAGGGTTATTACTTAATTATAAACATAATTTATTAACTCCATTTTTTCCTTTACAAAATTATCCTGTTCAATCTGAAAAGGTAATAATAATCCAAGAAGAATGGGAAAAGAATGTAACAAAGCTTTTATTAGAAACAAAACAAACTAAAAATAGTGGAGGAAAAAAAACCTCATTAAAAAATAAAAGTAAGAAACGAAAATAATAAGCAATAATGTAATATGTTGATAGTCAGCATATTGCATTATAAAAGTTGTTATCTAACATATTTTCCGACTCTGGTAAAACTATCCACTATAAAAATCATGAAAACACCCAAAAAACAATATAATATTACTTCTTCAGTTACGTTATTGGTTCGTTCATCTTGTTGTTCTTCTAAAAGATGAATCATATAATTTAATTTTTCTATTAAAATGGAGTTTTCAAGGTTTGAAGAGGAAGAGGATGACATTAATGACGGTAAAAAAGGACTGTTATTCATATTATCGGAGTTTGCATATATTTTTTTATTAATATTTGACTGAGCTTGATTTTGAGCATTTCTATTCCAATTGGATACTGTACCATAACTATAATTAGGACTAAATTTTTTATAATATTCTTCTACCGATTTGTTATCTCCATAATTGTTATTTAAATTATTATATTCTATACTATCTAAATAATTACTGGCATTCAGTTGATTTGGTTGATTTGGTTGATTTGTCTGGGTTTGTTGATTTGGTTGATTTGGTTGATTTGGTTTATTTGCCTGGGTTGATTGCATAGATGATTTTAAATTATTATCAGAAGGGATAGTGTAGTAATTTGAATTATCAGAACTATTTAAAGCATTTACACTGCTATTTTTGCTATTATTATAATTGTAATTATCACTATCATTGTCGTTGTCTATACCAATACCAATACCAGTATAATTTTCTTTAAAACTAGATTTATCTATAGTTCTATTTACTCCTGCTGACTCTGGAGGTGACAATGGTGAAAAATCCCCCATTTCAACGCCATCAATTGAATCATTATAGATAGAATTATCATGAATTTTTTTCATAATATTTTTTACTTTATCGGATTGGTTGGATTGGTTGGATTGGTTGTTGTAGTTGTTATTTCCATTGTCCCTATTATAATATTTTTGCGTTTTATTATGTTGTTGAGCTGATCTTTTTTTTGCTATTAAATTATCCATACTACTATCTATACCATTATTATTATATGGTGATGCATATAATGCTAAAGACATATTCTTCTTAATAAAAATTTAGATAATAATTTGATTATATGAATGAAATTTTAATATTAATTATATTATAATATATTATATTTATAATATAAAATGACGTATATTAATAAAATAAATCCAAAACTTGATTTAAAAATGCAAAAATATATGTACAACGGTGTTATTATTACATTTTTAATTTTGTTTCTTTATTTTATTTTTTTTAATAACTTATCAATATTTGCAGTAACAACATTTTTTTTTGAATACGATTTAGGGAGAATATCATTATTAGTTATATTAATAACGGTAGCTAGTTGTAATTTATTTTTAGGTATATTATTGTTGGTATTAATAATAATTTTATATGAATATCAAAAACGACATCAACAAGAAGATAATAATGTTTCTAAATATAATAACAATCTTGATAATATGGATTATAATATGTCAGGAATTGTAGAAACACCAATCAATAAAAAAAATATTACAATACAAGATATTATGAATCTGGAAAATAATATTTCTTCTAAACAATCCAATAACTCGATAAATTTTGAAAATGGTTTTAATGCAACAAACAATTCCAGTATTATGCAAATAAAACCTTCATTTGAAGGAACGTTCAACAATAATTATGCACCTTTTCTACAATAATAGCAAAAAGTAGCAAACAAGCAAAATTCAGAAAACAAAAACAAAAGAAAAAATCAAAACATAAAATATTTGTTAATATTAAATAGACATGTTTAAATTTAAAAAAACAACCACCAATGTTGTATTATATTGTCTTGTAATAATTTTTGTGTTTTTTGTATTTTATTTTATTTATAATAATATGTATAATAAATATCAATATAACCATATAGAGTCTTTTTCATTAAAAAAAACGTTTCATTCACAAAAACGTAAGTTTAAAAAATGGAAGAAAAACCATGTATCAAAATATACATCAAAAGTTAATAGGTTTTTTAAATCGATTTTTTAAATTGGTTTTTAAATTGGTTTTATTTATATATAAATAAAATTTTGTCATATATTTAATATCAACAAAATATATGACCAAACAAAATAAATCAAAAAAAAATATATTATCAAAAATATCAAAGAATCCTAGTCCAAAATTAGGATCAACACCACATGCACCTTCTCCTGCACCAGCACCAACACCAGCACCAGGTAATCCATTATTTCCTGGTGCAGTTGCATCTAAACCTGCTAAAAAATCATACAAGGGATTTCATGGATTTTTAGATTATATTCATGATCATATTCTATTTTTAAATAGTAGTCGATTTTTTGCTGGGGTTGTAATGATTTTATTAAATATTGGTTCAAAATTTATATCTGTACAATTTAGCAAGTCAGCAGAAGAATATCTTAAATTTTCTATTACAAAACAGATTCTAGTATTCGCTATGGCATGGATGGCTACACGTGATATATACACATCATTAGTTTTAACTGCCGTATTTGTGGTATTATCTGAATTTTTATTTAATGAAGAAAGTACATTTTGTATTGTTCCTCATAATTATAGAGTATTGAATAAATTAATAGACACCAACAACGATGGTGTAGTATCTCATGAAGAATTAAACCAGGCAATTCAAATTTTAGAAAAGGCCAAAAAAGAAAAACAAATGAATAACGCAACTACAACAACAACAACAACAAATAAAAATACAAATACAAATACAAATACAAATGGATTAGGAAATGGAAGTGTTAATGGTAATGGTCTAGGTAATGGTAATGGTCTAGGTAATGGTAATGGTCTAGGTAATGGTCTAGGTAATGGTAATGGTCTAGGTGTAGGTGTCACTCAAAATATTGGAGATAATATAAAAAATACATTAACAAAATATATGAATGGTAATTAAATATATATACTATAAAAAGTTAAATAATTAATAATATTTTAATTATATAAGTAGAATACAAATAAAATATTATTAGCATATTATGAATAATGATAATGTAAAAAATGATAATGTAAAAAATGATAATAGTAACAAAAAAAATTATTATCCTGCTTCTATTACTATATTATTAAATACTAGAATTTTGGGACATACAAAAACAATTTATTATCCAAATATGACATTACCTTCTATTTCTAGTAAAACAGTATATTTCAATCCTCTAATTAAATTAGATAAAAGAATAGTTCAAACTATTCCAAAAGGTAAAAATGAAGAGTTTATTAATGAACAATTTTTTTCACCAAGTTATTTTAACAGCTTACTTATTCGATCACAATATTATCCTCAACCAAAAAGAACTTTAGAACAAGCAACACAAGAAGGAATTGTAGATAATAATATTAGAATTTTGTTAGATACACTCTTTAATGCAAACAAACCATTTTACATTGACAAAAAACGATACACATCCTACGGATACACCTGGAACAAAGGTGATTGGATTATTGAATCTGTGAATTCTTCGAAAATCATTAAAAAATTTTACAATTATTATCAAACCAGTTCTAGTAACTATCCTAGAACCGCATATACAAACAGGTATAATATACCTACTGCTACTGTACAAACTATTATGCCCAGTGCTCCAATGATTGTACCAACTACAACAACATTATATCAACCGAATCAATTATTATACCCTAGTATTGGTCAATCGAATTTAATAACTTATCAGACCCCTGTTTTACAATCTTATCCATATCAAAATGTAATGGTTCCGAATGCGACCGAAAACCCAATGTTCGATTCTTTTAATAAATTTGAAGAAAATACAGATGACGATATATTGCATGGTTCAAGTGCGTCATCTACATTTGGTGATATAATAGATGAACAACAGAAAACAAAACAACAAAAAAAACCTCGCATGACCGCGGACAAAGAAATAGCGAGTCAGGGTCAAATGCAACAATCTGCTACGTCACAACCATCATCACGACGGCAACAACAACAACAACAACAACAACAACCACAACAACAACCACCACCCAAAAAACCTTTGTCTGTAATAAATTACACTATCAACCAACCTGAAAGTAAAATCTTAAAAGAACAATATTTATTTTATGCATTAGATGGTTTAAAAAATGGATTTATAAATGCAAATAACATCAAATGTAGCGCAATTGATACAGTAGATCAATTAAAAACAATTCAAAAGGGTCAATTTTATAATAATAAAATACTACCATGGTCTGTTCTCTCGAATGATGGAAATGGGGATTGTTTATTTTATGTTTTTTGTCAAATTTTAAATAGTCCTGATTACAAAACCGCGAATCCTATATTAAAAACAAGAAAAAATGTATTTAAAACTGGCGATAAAAATATAATATATTATGATAGTCAAGGGGATTATACTGTTGTAGGATTACGAAACCTAGTAGCAGATTTCATATTGTATGATAAGGATTATGGAAAAGACATTGGTGATTCTATTATTAGCAGAGATACAAATGAACCAGATGACCAATACATAGTTACTGGTAATTTAAATCAAACATTGGATAATATGAGAATATGTGCGGATGAAAAGAATAGATCTTTATCGAAACAAAAAGCATTAGTTAATAACAATTATTATTGGGGTGATCAAACTGCTATAAATATAATTGAATATATTTTTCAATTTAAAACCATAATTATACATAAACCGAATCAAGTGAATAAAAAAACTGAAGTATATACTATTAGTGATAACGTTACTAAAAAGTTAAAAAATGATACAATATATGGTGATTATATTGAAATTGAATATAATACGAATAATACACAAAATAAATCGATTATAGAACTTGGATATTTAATTGACAAACAATTTGATAAAGCGGGAAACCTTCAATCTGTAACTATATTAAAAAATAACAATATAGACCCCAATAAATGTCAATTTGAAAAAAAACTAATCAAAAATGACAATAACAATACAATAATCACTATTCATAAAATTGAAAAATATAAAATATATAACAGTGATAGTTTTCCTTTGTTACAGGGGGAATCATATAAAAACTATGTTTATATAATAAATCATGATAGAAACCATTATGAAACTGTAACTTTTGTTATTAGAGGAAACATGCGTTATGTTTTTGATATTAATAATATTTTCAATTTTCATCCGTATATTATTTACATGATTTTTTTATATGCATTTATGATTGGATCACCCGGATCGTCACCGTTTAACACTACAACATTAAAGAAATATTTGGATGAGTTGTATAGATATTATTCTTCAAATATTATGATTACTAAGACAAACAGATTATTGTTGGGTGGCGCGGATGATGGCAAAAGTCCATTAACACATCGTATTAAAATAGGTAATACACCTAGTTCTGCATCAATGGCTATTGCTAGTCCTATTTATAGTCCGGCTTCTACGCCTAGTTCTAGTCCTAGGGTTACTACTTCTATTCCAAGTTCTACTACTACTACATCTACACCTATACCTACATCTACCCCGTCTTATTATAGTAAATTTAAAAATTATGTGAATGATAAATTAGATCAACCTATTCCGACTAATAATAATTCAAATAAAACTACTCCAGTATATTATGCGAATCCAAATTTATCTTATTATGTTGTAGTCAATTTAGAATTATTCCCAGGGGATAAAATATCAGATATGGATAAACGAAATCTTGGTTGTCAAATTAAATTTGATAATATACGAAAATCGTATGCGGATTTATTAGGATATCAATTTCAACCGTCACTTTTGAATACAAATGTTATACCAACTAGAGTAGATAGTAAAAGTGGTAGTAATGCTAGTAGTAGTATCAGCAAATCATCCTCTAATTCCAATACCAGTACGAAAAAAAACTACAACAACCGTAACAACAACAACTACAACAACCGCAACAACAACTACAACAACAACTACAACAACTACTACAACAACAACAGTAGAAATAATAATCGAAATACTAGAAAATATAGAGAATATAGAAGATAATAGTTATTGATTTAGCACCAATAAACAGGGGGAGAGTGGCAAAATTGCTAAATAACTACTTTTTTTGTTTTGAACGCATTTACTGAACCAACTACAGAGGTTGGTATCACGTTTTCCACATTTGTGTATATTATTTCAACGTTTTTTTTTGATTTGTACTTGGAATATTCTTTGCATATTACGGAACCTTGTTTCACTATATGCATGAATTGCTTTTTTGTCAATTGATCAGAGATAAAATTATATCGCAAATATGGTTTTTCTGGGTCAGTTACGTCATTGTGAATTGTATTATAATGTTCTAAATTCATTACTGCGATGACATGACATGACGATTCTTCGCTTAGATGAAACCATATGTCTTCTGGATGAGATTCTTCTATGATTTCAATATTATTTTTTGCATTTCTGCCTATTTTATAAAGAATTGATTCTCCTATACTTGGAATAAATCGCATTACGGTTCGCATTTGATCTGGTTTTGCTGGTTTTACTGGTTTTG